TCTTCAGATGATAAATCACCTGATATATTTTTAGTGTCAAATGCTTTCCATCGCTCTTCTGTAATAGAGCTGCTTTCTACTGCATTGCCGTCTGAGTCAAAAACATAGTTGTAGTTTTCATCTTGAACTAAAGGCTCTGTAGGATTTATAGTAAGTCTAGTTGGATATATAATTCTACGAACGCCTGAGCTGTCTATGTAGCACACTTTTACGTAGTTAACGTAATCTTGAGGCATTGGCATAGAAAGTGATGGTCCAAGTTCTATTTCTTGAGACTTAACGGTTTTAAGTACGTCATAGCTAAACTCTTGTAAACCACGCTTAGCGTGAAACACCACATCAGATTTAGCCACGTGATCTATTAACTTGCCGTCGCCTACATAAGCTATCATAAAGTTATCTACAATATCTTTTATAGACGTATATTGATAATTGCCAAAAGTATAATCTAATAGCTTAACTTCAACAATACCACCATTTGTAGCTAATAATTTATTTTTTTCTTCTGCTAATTCTGTGCTAATTTTTTGCTCAATTACGCTTCCAAAAGGCGATCCATCAATAGTAAGAGTAGCTCCTGATATATTAAAATGTGGAAACTCTACATTGTCAATAAAAAGCCTTACTTGACCTGCTGTTGGTAGCGGATCAAATGTAAGCGTAAAGCCTGAGCTAACGTTTGTACCTGCAGTAACAACAAATGTTTGAGATCCATTGTAGTAGTTTTCTTCTGTAACTGTTCCTAATAAACTCATATTATTGCTCTTGTTGTGTTATTGATTGTTGTTCTTGTTGCGCGGCTTGTATTACAAGCGGATCTTTTATTGTAACGCCAAAGTATTGTAGTATGCCTAATATTAAATCTACTTCATCAGAAGGATGTAAATTAAAGTTAGTGCTAGCACCAATGCTATAAGTGTATACGGGTGTTCCAAATGTTTCTAAATCAGGATTACCAGAGCCCCAAACAGGATCTTTAGGCTTAGCAACATAGTATAAATCAACGCTAGTTATAGTGTTAGGAAAAACATATATTAAATCTTCTGAGTAGTAGTATACCGGAAAAGTGGTTGATGGTGCCGTTAGTTTTGAAGAAAATAAAAACGGTATTTTAGATTTATCTATACGCTCTATATCTGTAAAAGAGTCTGTTGTTTTTAAACTTAAAGTAGAATATACGTCACTTCCTGAGTATTCAGTAAGTATTGTAGAGTCATATCCGGGCGCTTCAAAATAAGTTGAAGTAGAGTCTATAGCTAGAGTAGTATTTACGCAAAATGGATCTATTTTATCCATTATTTTTCTAGGTATGTCGCCATAACCTTGTGCGCCTCTACCAGCTGTTTGCTTTGCTACAGCTCTATTGTATTCGTAAAATGCTCTATCAAGTAATTCTAATTGTACAACTTTCGCTATTTTGTTAAAGTTGTCTGGCGTCATATAGCCGCTACCTTTTTTGTTTAGTATAGATAATACTGTAGTATATACTTTATTTACGTCAATCGCCATATTTTTTTATTTATTATAGTAGTACAGCCACCATTATAGATGGCTATACCACTTATAATAGTTACGCTATTTTAGCTTTTTTTCTATTGATTTGAAAACTTCTACACCTTCGTCTGTTTTTAAGTATGCAGCAAAAGCAGAGTATGGGTTTTCATCAAAAGGCACGGTCATTAATTTCTTATTATTTGAACCCCATGCAAAAGTTCTTTGATCTTGTGATAATTTAATAATACCCATTTCAGCAGCTTTAACAGCTAAATTTCTAAGCATTACATTTTCGTCGTTTACTAGTTCTAAAAATAATATTGGATTATTTCTAGCAAACATATACAAGTCTCTTTTAAGTTCAGCAGAACTCATTTTGTCAACGGCAGATCCTAATTCAACTCTAAGTATTGCTTCTGCTTGATCAACTTCAATAGACATCGCTGTATTCAAAGCCTCCATTTCAGTTTCAATACTTACTAAATCGTCTTTAGCTTCAGCTACTTCGTCTTTTTCTTCATATACATAACCTTTTCTAGGGTGATATAAACTTAAAAGCTTTTGTAGTGGTTGATTTGTTTTTGGAACATAAAGACCTCCGTTTTCAAATATAATATGACCTAGTATTGCTTTATTATCTTGCTCGTCTACAAAACAAGATTTTTGATTACTTGCATATCTTATTTCTCTATTGTAACCTTTTTCTTCGTCAAACCATAATAATGGTTTTCTAGGTGTAGATTTAGATGATAAAACATAAGTCAAAGGATCTCCTCTACCTATTAATTTATAAACTCTATCTTTTATTTCCCAGTTAATAGTTTTGCCACCTTCCTTTATTTCCCAAGAAAGGTTTTTTGTTTTTGTTTCCATAATATAATATAATTAAATAGTTTGTAAAAATAAAAGCGTAGGGGCCGAAGCCCCTTTGCTTTCATTAATTAATTGACTTATGAGTCGTGAGTTACTTCAACGTTAGTAATATCAGCATCACAAAATACAGAATTATCTTGATCAGCAATAACCACAAATCCGCTATTATCATCAAATGTTGCCGCATTAATAGCTGAGCAAATTGATTTAATAACTTTTTTAGCAGTTCCTGCCGTAATAGTTAAATCTACACTGTCAATCTCAGTTGTCGCACCTGGTCCTGTTACAGAAGATACAAATTTTAAAGCTAATGATGTATTATCACCAGCTGGTATGCTAAATCCTAAAAAATTTTTTACAGGATAGCAAGCTAATTCAGAAGCAGCATTTATGCCGTCTCCTTGTGTAAAATACATGAATTTGTCCATTTTTGTTTAGTTTTTAAAGGTTAATATTATGATTCTTTTAATAATACAAAGTTATTAGCACCTTGAACTACTAAACATCTTTCAGACAAATAGTGTACTTCCATGATGTCATCTCCAGTGTAAGTTGCAGATCCTACAGAACCAGTTACCCAAGACTTAAGTCTTCGATCGTCAGTTTGTGAAGTTCTATATCTTACGTGTAAGAAAGGACGAGTCATGTTTTTACCTAATGACTGATCGTAAACAGTTGAAGTTCCAGCAGGAATTAAAATTCCAGAGATATCTCCAAATCCGCCACGAGCAGAAGCATCGTTTAAGTATTTCCAGTCTGACTTGTAGAAATCGTAAGATCCTCTACGGAAAGCAGAGAAACCTAAGTTTAAAGCCATGTCAGCATCGTTTTCAAAAACACCGAAAGAAGCACCACCTTGATAGTTAGCATTTAATCCAGCTACCATATCATCAATAGTAAGGGCTAATTCACGATTAACATATAACATATTTTCTTCAATAGCACCTTGCTTATCTAAGTTTTTCAACAAGTTGTCAAAATCATTAAGTGAAGCTAAATCTTCATATATGTTACCTCTTGAAGTTACAGCCGCAAAAAGACCTTCAGATCCATTTACGTTACTAACGTGATCAGCAACACCAGAAGATGCTTCTGTCAACTCAGCTTCAATCATTACAGTTTCTAAGTAATCTTCAAAACGCAAGCGAGTTTCGCCAGCTGATTTTAAATACCAAGAAAAACCAGATTGTCCAGCTTCATCAGTAGTTTCAACCCACCCGATTTGAGCAGTATCAGAACCATCAATTTTAAAGTGATCTTTAATAATTAAAGGTCTGTTGCTAAATTGAGTAAATGAAGGCTTAAGCTCGCCTGACATAGAAGAAGAACCTTTTGCAAATTCAGAACCATAAACAAATACGTTTATTTTATCAGAATCAGAAAAAGTAACTTCGCCAGAGTTAAGCTCGTCTTGAGTGTAAGGCTTAAGTGTAAATGTTTGTGAACTTACAGCAGAAACGTAGCACTTAAGAGTTTTAAGACCAGTAGCGTTGTCAGTTACAATAACAGTATTACCTACTCTTAAAGAGTTATTTAAAGCACTTCCTAAAGTACAAAGACCAGAAGAAGCAGTAGTTACAACTACAGTAGAGTTAGCAGTTACGTCATCATTTTTGTAAGCGATGTGTAGTCTATTTTGCTCAGACCAAATTATTTGATCAGAAGTCATAGGCATTTCAGCGCCTACCATTTGTAAAAATCCTCCGATTGTACGATTTCCGTAGCGCTCTACTTCTTGCTCATACAACTCAGGTAGATATTGTTGTGCCCATCCAGCAGTGGCGCTTGACGTAAAGTCAATATAGTTTTGATCACTAACTGTAAGACTTGGTGAAGGAGTTAGCGAGTATGAACCAGCTAATCCTAAAGATGTGTTAAATCCCATTTTTTAGTTTTTTAAATTGTTTTTATTTTTTTCTAATTTTAAATTTCAACCTTGAACTATCTTCACCACCTAATACTCTAACTTTCATGCCACCTGCATCTACAACTGGTTTAACAGTTCTAGGGCTCATGTCAATATTTTTTGACTTAATAGCAGTACTTTTTATAGCATCAGCTTTACCTTGCTCATAAAAATGCGATACAATTTTATCGATGTTTCTACCCGCGTATAAAGCTTTGTGATAACCTGCAGCGTCTTTCATCATATCGTTTTCATCTAGGAACTCCCTGACAAAATTAGATATGTCGCTTTGGTAATCCTTAACCGCAGCAGCATCTTTTACATTGTACCTATATTTCTTGTCACCAACTCTAAAATCAAAACCTTTGAAATTTTCGTTGAAAACATTATTGGTAGTTTGCTCAAATTGCTTATACTGCTTTTGCTGGACTTCACTAGCGGCAGATTGTTTTTGGTTGTACTCGTTATAAAAGTTAATAGCATCTTGCTGATCTTTAGACAACTTAGAACCCAACTTGACTTCCTTGTAATACTCGTCTTTCATACCATTAAGAAACTTCTTAGCTTTCGCAACTTCTTCTTTCAAAGCCAACTTCTTTTTTCTAATATCTCGCTGTTCATCTAATTCTTCATCAAATGAAAAGCTGTCTTCAATTAAAAAATCAATCTCGTTATTGTCTAAGTGAGACTTGGTTGACTTATAATATTCTTTTAATAGCGTGTTGTTATCTACATTAGAGTAATCAGCGTTAAGCCTTACATACTCTTCAATAGTACCACCTGTTTCTTCCATAAACTTTACCAAACTTTGAATATTTTCTGGTAAAACTACTTTTGGCTCAGGTGTAATTTCTTCTTTAGTAACTTCTTGTGCTACTTCAACTACAGGCTGCTCTGGTTCGTCAGTTACTTCTTGTAAAGCCTTTTCGACGACTTCTTCTTGCTTAGCGACTGGCTTTTGCGTTTCTTGTGCTTGCACTTGCACTTCTTCTTTAGCATCTGTCTGTTCTGTTTTATTTTGAAAATCTTTTAATTTTCTTAGGTCTAACTTAATAGTACCATCTTCTTTTACTTCTTTATAAGAAGTATCTTCTTGAGGTGTTTCTTCCACAGCTTGAGTCTGCTCAACTGTTTCGTCTACCACCTCTTCTATTGGTTGTGTTTGTTCTGACATGATAAAATATTATATAATTGTTTATTTATTTTCAACGCGGCTCGAACTGTTCAAGTCCAAATCCACCTAAGTTGTCTTGCCCTGCGGACTCAAAATTTTTAGGCGGTGCGTTGTTTTTTCTTTGATCTATAAGCTCACTTTGTTGTGATGCTTGTATTTTAGTTCTCTCGTCTTTACGATCTTCTTTGAACTTGTCTTTTTCTTTTACAACAGCAAGCTGTGCTTCTTGTAATTGTTTATTAATCTCAAACTCATACTGCATTAACTCTTTCTTAATTGCAGCTTCTCTTTCCATTTTAGCTATTTCAAGCTGTGACTTCATTTGCTCTAACTGAGCTTTTGACTCTGTAAGCGCTTGTTGCTTTTGCATATCTGCAGCAGCAGCAGCTTGTGCAGCTTGCGCGTTTGCTTGACTTTGTGCTTGTATGTTTTGCTGAGCTTGTTGTTGATCTAAATCTTGTTTCTTTTTTCTACGTATTTTAAGTAGCTGATTAGCTAGTTTAATGTTACGTACTTCTCTAATATCTATAGCGTCTTCTAAATATATCTGACCGCTCTGTAAAGCTACTTGAATATTGTTTTCTAGTTTAGCTTTTTCCTCTTCATCTGGTGCAAGCTCTAAAAATATACCAAAATCATGCAAGTGTAAGTTAGCCATTTCTTCTAAAGTAGAAACGTTAAACTTACCTAGTGTTTTTATAAACGACTCTCTAGTTGGTGAATACTCTATAACATCAGACACTCGCATTGCAATACACTCTGCCATTGTTAGGGTTATATACAAGCTTGATTGCAATAGGTGCCTTGTTGCTGTATTAGAGTTTGCTGCAGCTAATTTCTGCAAGCCTACTAAAGCGTTTTTATCAGGTACGCTTCCGTCTCTAGCCTCGTTTAAACCAGTGACATCACGCATCATTTGCAAGTAATAATTGTAAGTGCTTATAAGCGCACTGATCTTATTATTACCTCCATTTGAATTAAGTTCCGTAATAGGTAAACGACCGCGATTCATGTCACCGTCTTGTGTCATAGACCTACCAATTACACTACCAGTTTGAAAGTACATGTTAAGTGCTTCTTGTGGGTTGTAATTAGTACCGTTGCCTAAATCTATTTCAGCTAAAGCATCGGCATCTAAATAAACACCATCAGGTACTACTCTAGACAACACTTGCTGTAGCTTTAAATGTGTGAGCTGAATCATATCAGCAAAATTAGTCATACGACTTACTAAACTTTCAATACGACCTTCATACATACGTGGCGCACAAATAGCGTAACTCATTTGAGCTTTTGTTGTATCTGCTTTTGGTCGCATCATGTTTTTCTTAAGCTCCCACTTTAAAATATCTTTACTTCCAATTACTTTAACTCCTTCATATATAACTTCAATAGCTCTGTCTATTTTTTCAAATTCATCAGACGCTGGTGGGTTAAAGGTGTCATTTTTTTCTATAGCTTTACTACCACCAGTAGCAGTCTTTTTTATTTTATGAACTTGGTTAGCATATGTTTTATACTCAAAGTATAATACTGTTGCTGTGTTATTCTCGTCAGCTTTAGAGTTGTAAGCAGTGCTGCTGTACGAAGAGTTATAGCCTTGGTAAGACTCTAACTGTTCATCAGTTAGCTCTGGAAATTGTTTTTTAAGCTCGTTTAAGTAAACTTCTTTTACTTCACCTACGTAATATATATCATCAAAATATGGTGAGTCAGTATTAGAGTAAACTAGATCAGCAGGATCCACATATTCTACTTTAATGCCCTCAGCTTTATTAAAAGAACTTTTAGCAGCTCCAATACCTATAACAGTTAAATCATTATTAACTCTTCTAGATATAAGCTCGTATTTGTTTTTATCAAAAATACTATTAATAGCTTCTTCTTCTGCTATTTCTACAGACTGCTTGTAGTCAAGCTGCATGTGAAGCTCTAACTCTTCAGTAGTTTCAGGCAGCTTGCTTTGATCTGTTTGATATATGTTTATGCCTAATTGACTAGCTACCGCGTCGTTAAAAAGCTTAGCTTGCATGTCCTCGGCTATTTTAGTAACATAATTTGTACGCTCTTGTATCGACGCTGGATCTTGTGAATAAGCTTTAATGTCATAAGATCTGTCAGCCATGCCGTTAACAACAATGTCAACAAACTTTGGTATAATAGGTACTGGCTTCCAATCTAAATTTAAATAAGATAAATCACCGTTAATTGATAATTCATCTTTGTATTTTCTAACAGACTGCTCCCCTCTAGCGTATAGTCTTAACGAGTGAAATGATTGTTTTGACGTTGAATATCTACCAGATCCATTTTTACCGTCGTAACCATCTTTAGTATTAAACCACTCATGTTCTATAGCTCTACCAACCTTACTACCATATTCTAGTGACATTTTCTCTAAATCACTAACCGCTTGGCTGGGAAAAGAACTTTTTATAGCTTTATTAATCATTTATTTTAAATTATTTTTGATCTTGATCCTTTGTTGTCATACCTTTTAATTCCAAGGTTTATACTTCTAACTTGTCTTTCTTGAACTGGTGTGTAAAGGTTTTTATTGCAAGCCATTATAGCTAGCCCTGAACTTATTGAAGCATCAAACTTTGTTCTGTTGTTTATATCAAATCTAGCCCAGTCTTCTAATGTTCTATTAAAATACATATCGCCGCAGCCTTGATTATTAAATCCTACGTATTTCTCTATGTAAGACTCTATAGCTGCAGCATGCGACTGCTTCATATCTTGTGAAGAGTTAGGTATACCACCTATTTCTTTTTCTGTTACTGAAAGTTTATTAAAAACTTTATCAGGCCTGTTCATTGAAAAGCCTCTATAGCCTCTTCTTTTAAAATGGTATAACAACCTTGGCTTGTTATTTTCTGCTAGTATTGGCATGCCGTAAAACACGCAAGCCATAAGTACATCTTCAAAAAATATTTCAGCCGTTTGCGGCCGAGCAACATATTCTAAGAAAAAGCTGTTTGATGGCGCTTCTTCCATTGAATATTTAGTAAGTCCGTGCAAAGCTCCGTTAGATCCTATACCGTCAACAGTGCCTGATATATCGTAGCTATCACAGCCAAATGCTCCAACATGTTCGTTGCCAGGAAACTTAATACCATTTTTAAGTCTTATTCTGTTTTGCATTTCTATTTTAGGTACCCAGCTAACTTTAAACCTACCGTTTCTATTAGGCATAAACTCTACAGTGCTATCTTTAATGCCATTTTTCCACTGAAATGAACCTCTTGTAACGAGTGAAGATCTAGTTATATCTTCGTTGTAATCTATTTGCTCGTATATCTTACTTAGATTAAATAAAGACTGTTTAGCTTCATCTCTAAATGCATGACTTTCAGTACGCGGAAACTGTCTGTAAAATTCGTTTAATCCGTCTTGATCGTTTTTTAAGCCTTCTACTTCATTTTCCCAATACTCTATTACTCCTTGTTCGATCTCATCGCCAAAGCCGTCGAGTACCGGTTTGTCCGGAGTGTCGAAGACAGGTGCTCCATACATATCAATATATCCTTCGTAGTTCCATTCCATAGGTATGAACAAAGAATATAATCCTGAGCTAGTCTGTCCATTGCGGTTTCTTTTTGTAACGTCTGAGTCATAGTAAAGTTTTTTAAAATTTTCACCACCTTTATCTAGCGAGTTACTTGTTGAACCCATCATACACTTACCTATAATTCTAGAACCTAGTCTAAGCGTGGTTTTTGTTACGCGCCAGTTGTTTAATATATTGTCTGGCCTCTCCCACTTACCACTTTCGTCGTGCGCAAGCAGCTTTAGTTTTTCACCATCATAACTATTATCACCTGTGTTTTTCCAGTCAATAGTTGTATCAAGTCCTTCTATTTCTTTTAGCGACTCGTTTGCGTCAAGTTTTCTTCTTGTAAACTTAGACGCTGGAACTCTGTAGGCCAGTTCTGTTTTTGGCCTGTCCATACCGTCTTGTATTGGCTTGAAGAAAAACGGGTAGTTGATTGATATTGGTACAACTTTGTCTGTAAACATTTTTTTAGCATCAGCCCCTGTTTTTGACAATATTCCAAATCTAGCATCTTTAGATGTTGTTGCTTGATGCACGAGCTCTGAAGACGACATAAAACTGAATCCAGATCGTCTGTTTTTAAGATAGCACATGCCATAACATCTCTTGTCGGCTTTACAAGCTTCCCAGAATATGAAGAATAATCTGTTTGACTCCCTAAAATCTGGGTGCCCAACATCAATCTTGGTCCACTGCAAGTACATATAGTGAGAACCAGTAATGTAAGTAGCCACATTCTTATTATTGAACCAGTGGCCGTTTTCTCGTCTAGTAAATTCTTCATCTATATAATCGTACCATTTTTCTTTAAACTCTGATGGGTAATTTTCCCAATCAAATACTGACTTAATCTTACTTAATTCTTTTGGGTACTCGTATGGCACCCATTTCTGTTGCTTGCTTTTAGCAACGGCTTGTGCAGGTGGTAAAGCTATTTTAAGGTTTTGTATTTCGTATACTTCACCTATCTCACCTGTTTTAGATATAACAACTACGTCGTGATCTTTATTATAACCGTACTCCCACTTTTTATACCTATTCATCCGCTTAAGAGTCTTAGGCTTTATATAATTAGTTAGTACAGTAACTAGAGTTTGGTTGTAACTCATGTTGATCTACCTTCAGCAAAGCCTTTAAAAGTTTTTTCTTTAGTTTCTTTTTTAGGCTTTTCGTTTAACATATCTTCTTCAAGCTGTATTCTAGTTAGTATTTCAAACGCATCGAATATAGCTAGCTTTTTTGTAGCTGCAGCATTTTTAAGTCTGTCAGCTGTTATGTCGTCTCCTGAATCTACAATAGGTTCCTTAGCTACTTTAATAAGTTCTTCCACAGCCTTTTGCCCAGCTTGGATTATATTCAACTTCGTCTCCTTTGTATTCATATTTAATTGTAATATCATTAGTTCGCATGCGGTATAATCTGTCTTCTTCTATAATAAACTCATATTCGCTGCTAGGGCTGAATCCAACCAGATCCCCCTCGTGTATTTTAAACGCTTCTAACGAGCTATTACCGTATTTTAGTATACCAATACGTTTTTGCTCTTTTTCATCGCTTATAATTTGTTTTTCTTTTTTAAGTATAGGCTTTACAAAACAAAAATTACCAGGTGCTTTCCACTGGTTTTTATGCTTATACAAAAATATTTGATCATAATAACAGAAGTACATATCTTCTTTGAAATACGAGCTACTGTTTTTCTCAACACCTCTTACGTCGTAAAACCTTCTAAACACATTGTGATGAACTATAACTTCGTCTCCAACACTTAAGTCTGTATCACCTATAAGTGGCACTGACATTACAACGCCTACGCGGTTAACAAACTTATGATCGTCCATTGTAGTGTTGATAATTAGTTTTTTATCACCTACGCTTACTTCATTTGTATACCTACCGTTTTTTGGTTGTATAATGAAGCTGTATAAACTTTGCATTAGTACTCTAAATTATACTCAATTGATATAGCCATATTAGAATTAAACTTTTTCCACGGTATGACTTCATTGTTTTTTTCGATGTATATATTGTATGATCCGTCTTTTTGATCGTGCAATATATCAGAGATGCAATGACCTCCGTAAACCTGTTGGCCTACAGAGTAATGCATTGCTTCGTTTTTATAATCTGCACCAATACTTATTTTTCTAATCAGCTTGGCCATCTTCTTCTTTAATTTCCTCGTAAGATCCGTCTTCAAGATTTACTGTAATTTTACCGTACTTCTCTTCTAACTCTTCATTGAGTTTTTTTGACTCGCTTACGACTTCTGCAAATGCATGTAATAATTCGTGTTTTTGAGCTTCAATAGCTCCAATGTCAGACAATAATCTTGCTTTGACAGACTGTTGAGTTGATAATTCTTTTAACTCTTTTTTTTCAATTTTAGCACTCATTTTAATTTGATTTGATTATTATTTAATTTATTATATACTAATCACTTATATTAAGCGTTATTTACTAATAGACTTAGCCTTTTCCCAAGACCTTCCTACAAAGTAAGCGCCGTAAACAGTTACAAGCAGGGTTTGAAATATTGGAATATACTCTTCAGCTATTTTAAAATTACCAATATTACCATCGCAAAAAGCGCACAAGGTGAATACAACTGTTAAGTATATTAACACCATTGGTCGTATGTTTTTTGACAAAACCGAATCAGACTTCATATCTGACTCCCACCTTGCAGTCACTTGCTCTTGTGCTTCTTTATCTGCTTTTTCTAGTATTTCTGTTATTAATCTTTGGGCTTCTAGCTTTTCTTCTTTACTAGTAGTTAGATCGTCTATTACTTTTCCAACTTCTTTAATAACGCCGCCAGTTAGCCACTGCCATATTTTATTCATCTACCATTTAACTTTATTAGCCCAGTAAGCTGCACTTAGTTTACCTTTAGCTATGTTTTTTCTATGTCTAGCTTTAAAGCTTTTACGTCTAGCTTTTTGTTTTGCTGATTCACCTTTTTTAGGTTTACCTGCTGTTGTAACTCCTTGCTGGCCAAAGCGTATAATTTTTTGAACGCCTCCGGAGCAAGCTTTAACAACGTGAGACTTAGTTTTATGACTAGGTGTTCTTCTAGGCTTGTTGCAAGCCATTTTGCTTTTATTTAATTTAGCCATTATATTTTATTTTCTTGATAGTCTACACCATAAAAGCTGTGTACTCCGCCATCAGTTATGTTATTAACAGCAGCAGACTTCCAGCCGTAAGGGTGATCTGCTTTTATAACATTACCCTCTTCGTCTTCTGTGTCGCTAAAAGTCCACATAACGTCTAAGTGGTATTTGTCGCTTAATACTGGTGCTTTAATTACCTCTCCTTCTTCGTCGTATTCACCTTTTTCTAAAACAATATGTCCTAACTTTACAACAGTGTGTTTGTGTGTTGGGTACTCGCTTCCATCTTCGTCTGTATCTACTCCAAGAGATTTTATTTTTTTTTCACAAGCTGATTTATCAGCAAATTGGTATTTTCCTATCTTCATAATTAACTTGTTAGCGCCGCTAGCTGTGCGTCTGTTAGTACTTCTTTAAATACTGCAACAGATTTGACTTTTCCGTAAAATACCTCGTTCCCACCGCCTCTATTAAAATCTAATTGTGTAAAGGAATTACTGTTAAACGTTCCTTCGCTTTGTACTGCGCTTTTTACCCCATTTATAAAAAAATAATATTGCCCACTACTATTGTAAACAATAGCAATTTTATTGTATTCGCTTAACGTTATAGTTGCACTATTAAAAGTAAAATCACTAGTTGCGCCTAAAACTGCCATTTGTATTTTACTTATATCCGGTCTAAATCTTGCGGTTATTCTTGTAGATGACGTTCCGTCATTTATAGAAATTGAACCCACACTACTATTGTCTGTTTTGGCTTCAATATATAAAACCCCCTCTGTTGAATTTATTAAATCACTTGAACCTGAATTTATGGCTGCGTCTGCGCTTCGTGATACTGTGCTTCCGCTTGTTGGTATGTATGAAGTTGGAAATGATTGCTCCTCGGCTTGAAGTCCCCATAAAAATGTTGATTTTGTTCCGTTTCTTAAATTATTGCCAACCCTGTCAAAATTTTCTGATATAGCAAATTGAACCTGACCAACTAAATCGGTTGTTGTTGTTATTGTTGCAGAACATCTATACCACCCGTCTCCATAGTCAGTCATAACGCCCGTTCCGTCGTTGACTAAACCAGTGTCTAAATCAAAACTTGTTGCTTGAGTTGTGTCTAAATTTGAAACAGCAATTCTAAAATATCTAACGGTGTCTTTTTTTACAAACATTGAAACTGTTGATGCCTCTCCACTTGTAAAGGTTGTACTATTATAATTTAAAGTAATAGACCCTGTTCCACTATCATTACTGTCTGTTAATTTATTCGCGGTTGTTGTACCGTCTGGTGCTGTACTTTGGTTTGTGCTTAATACAGAATTTGATAAAGCTGGATCCGCACTTTGTACAAAAATATCTCCTTGCGTAAAATCGTTTGAATATGTAGCGGTGTTGGTTGATTGCGTTTCTAATAAAATATTCCCCGTTCCACCTAAATAATCAATACGCGGTAAACCAGCCGCAACGCTTTCAATATTACCGCTTGAATTTTCTCTTGTTGCGGTTGTGCTTCTTGTAAAGTCAAAGTCTGCGTCTATTACTTCTTTTACTGATACGTTGTCTATTGAACCAACAAAATCTGCACTAGGAGTAAAGGTCAAAGCATTGTTGGTCATTCCGCTTAAAATATCAACATAAGTACCATTAGCAGTTCTACTTTCACCTTGTGCGTTATTACCAAATTTTGATTTAACGTTGCCTGCGGCGTAATTAGATAAAGTAAATTCTACTCTATATGTTTTTGATTGGTCACTTATTACATTTGATTGTGAAAAGTTTGCGCTACCTGATTCACTACCATCAAAACTTGCAGTACCACCACTAATTGTCCACCCAGTTCCTTTTGTCCAATCACTATCTGTGTCAAACGTTCCATTGGTAACAAGTTCACTACCCAAAGTTTGAAGCGGTTTTATACTATGCAACGTACCGTCTGAATAAGCGGTGGGTGTTAAAACTATACTTGCTTTTTCTAATAAATTACTCATTATGAAACTTTTTGTAAACCGTTTAGTATAGTAATAGTACCAGCTACATTTTCATAGTTTGTAGCTCTTGCCTGAAGAGAACTCAATAAAATATTTATTTGGTTATTTGCGCTGTTATTGACTGAAGTATTAACTAACTTTAGTCTAAGCTTTAATAATGGCATATTTTCTATTTAATTTTTTAATAATCTATTTCTATACTAAGATCTATTTTGTTTTTTGTAACAAGATCTGTCCATTTGTCTTGGCTTAAATCTATATCTTCATTGTAAGCTATTTTTAACCATTTTTCTGAAGTAAAAGCCTCTTTGTTTTGTAGCAAAGCCTCTAACCAGTCTTCTGCATTAGTAAAGTAATCTGTTTTTGTAAGAGGATTTTCCATACAGTTTTCAGGGCCTACAGATCCGTAGTATCTAGCTATTTTAGCTTTTTGCCAAAATAATAAAAAACTAGCTCTTGTTTTATAAGATATGTACCAAGTTTCTACTTCTGGGTATTCTAATTTTGTCATACTATTATTTATTAAGCCGTACCACCGTCTGTTATACTCCAATTAAAATTACTTATTAAAGAAGCTCTAGCTGTTGCAGCAGCTCCGCCATCTGTATATTTAGCACTGCCAAAATGCCATGAAGGCGTTAGCGTGTAGCCGCTACCTCCAGAGTGTGCTGATTGCAATGTTGCCTCCCAGCCTATTAAAAGAGCATCGTAGTTTGCTGTTGAAAGAGCAGTGCTTCCGTTCAAAAAACTATTAGCAGTAGATACTTTGACTATATTCCAGTTGCTAATATCTTGATTAAAAGCTGTGGCTCTAAGCATTTGATCCATGTCAGTAACATTTGCAACATTCCAGCTTCCAATTGGTTGATTAAAAGCACTAACGTTTCTAAACATTGAATCCATATTAGTAACATTTCCAGTATTCCAACTACCAATATTTTGATTAAAAGCTGTGTCTCTAAGCATCCCGCTCATAGAAGTCACACTACTCACATCCCAACTACCAATATCTTGATTAAAAGAATCTGCTCCATAAAACATAGCACTCATATTAGTCACGCTACTCACATCCCAACTATTAAGCGGTTGATTAAAAGCACTAGCGTCTCTAAACATGTTATTAGTTGCAGTAACATTACTCATATCCCAACTATTTAATGGTTGGTTAAAAGCGGTATTATCAAAAAACGCGTTAGTCATAACAGTCGCGCTACTTACATCCCAAGAAGATATGTCTTGGTTAAAAGGACTGCTTCTAAACACAGCAGTGAAATTAGTTACACTGCTTGCATCCCAAGAAGATATGTCTTGATTAAAACTTGTATTATTAAAAAGGTTATCAAATCTAGTAGCACTACTTACATCCCAGCTGTTTAACGGCTGATTAAATGAAGTGCAATTTTGAAATATATTTCTAAAGTTACTCACACTACTTACGTCCCAGTTATCTATGTTTGTATTAAAATTAGTTACGTTAAGAAACGTAGATTGAAGACTAGTGGCTGTAACGTTAGGAGCGTCTGTTGCGCTTACTGTAAGATTTGTGCAACCACTAAACGTGACACTAGCATTAAGTGTAAAAACTCCCCAATTTTTTATATCTAAAATTTTAAGCTGATCTCCGCCGTTGTTAAATCTAAAGCTTTTTAACTCGTTTGTAATCTTTATAGTATAAGTTCCAGCGCTTGCATAGGTGTGAGTTACTTCTGATTGGTCAAAAGCGGTAATAGTATCTGAATTACCATCGCCCCAGTCTACTTCCGCTGTAGTGCCGCCGGAGTCAAAACTGCTAATTAAAGGAAGTGTAAACTGATCATCGTTTGATGTTCCAGTATTGTCTGTTTTTACTGTAAACACAAAACCTGTTTCACTAAACTTCGGTGAGTTAAGATTTATTATGCCAAGCTTTAAACTTAGTATAGGTGACATATCTTAGTACATTGCTACAATATCATCTGCTGTAGTACCTAAAGCAAAAATTCTGTCTACTTGTATAGGCAGGAAAGTTCCAGCTGGTATGTTTTGAAAAATTACAGCTCTGTATATTTCATAGTTTTCGTTTCCGTCAGGAAAAACATCTGAGTTTGAATTAGCAGCATCTACTAGGCTAAGTGTAGTAGCACTATCAACCGCACTAATAAAAGCAGCCGTGCTATCTGTAGTATTTACAGCTACATCTCTTTTTTGAATAAAAGTACCACTTGTTAATGCAGCGCTAAAAGAAGCACCTGAATCTATTAACTTATTAGCAGTATTTCCATCAGCAGTACCTGTGGCAATTGGTGCGCTTTGCCCTGAAAGCAAAACACATAAATTACCTGCAGTTCCAATGTATAAAGCGGCTCTGTTTGAAGCAGATACAGCAGTTAAATCTTTTAAATCAGCAGTATTGCTTAAGTTGTTAATTGCAGCACTACCTATCGTACTAGCGTCTTTTATAGAAACAGCTTTGTTAATAGTCTCAACACCATTTTTTTCTCTGTACTCGCTGCTCATATTATGTGGATCATATGTAATATCTCCGTATGCCATTTTGTTTTGTTTTATCTAGTTTTATCTTTATTAATTAGTTCTATTGCTTTTTTCATTACTTTGTCAGTGTAAGTTTTACCTTGCATAATTACATTACGCTGTTTACTCGTAGGCAAGTCTTCTTGACCTAGTAATATTCTATATATTTTGTTTATTAAAAGCTTGCACTTAACCGAAGTTTTATACAAGCTATATTTTTGTGTTGTATTATTCTTGTGTCTCCAAACACTTATCCAGCCTTCTCTTACTAGCCTTTGCCATCTTCTTTTATCCCAAGAATATGTATAAGTGCCGTTTAAAAAGTCTTGACGCGTGAATAAATCCATACAGTCAAAATAAATTAAAAGCTCTAGATCAGCATCGTTGAGGCTGTTGTTTTTACAAGCCCATTTTCTTACAATGCGATAATGCTTTAAAAGGCCGATGTCTTTTATGTCTTTGGCCTCTAGCTTTCTCATAGAACTATAACGACATCTTGCTGCTTTATAACTAATAGAACTTCATCGTCTATTTCTATATTAAAGCCCGCGTGTTTGTCATAATATATAGTATCACCTGCTTTAACTCCGTTTACCAGATCTCCAGCAGATTTAATAACACCTTTGCGGTATCTTATGTCTTCTTTAATTTTATCTGTTAAAAGTAAACCACCTTTTGTTTTAGTAGCTTTTTCTTTTATTTCTTCTATTACTAAAAATATACCTATAGCTCTCATTACTCTCTCATATTGTTAATTACACAATCAGTTGAAAGTATTGTAGTTGCTACAGACACTGCGTTTTTAAGTGCAGTTTTAGTAACTAGAACTGGATCGATAATACCAGCTTTTATCATACTTACTGGTCTGCCTGTCACTACATTTATACCCCAGCCTTTTTTATTAGCAAAGGTATCAGTGTCTAAACCAGCATTATTTAGTATTGTTTTATAAGGCGCTTTAATTGCCTCTATAAATATTTTTTCTCCTTCAGTAACGCTTTTGAGTTTTGAAGCTGCGTTTAGTAAAGCTATACCACCACCAGGTACTATACCTTCTTTTACAGCTGCTTTTGTTGCATGAATCGCATCGTCTACGCGATCTTTTTTTTCTTTTAGCTCTACATCGGAGTTAGCACCTACAGTTATAACCGCTACGTTTCCTGATAATACGCCTAAACGCTCTTGTAGTTTTTCAGTTTTTAAACTGGGTGTATCACTATTGAGTTGATCCTCTATAGTTTTAATTCTTTCTTTTGCAGCATCTGGTATGCTTGTTACTTTTAATACTGTAGACTTATTGTCTGATACAGCTTTTTCGCACTCACCTAGCATGTCAGGAGTTATAAGATCTATATCGTCTCCAAACTCTTCGTTGATGTGAGTAGCACCAGTTACCGCAGCAATGTCATCTAAGAAGTCTTTTTTCCAGAAGTTAAACCCTGGAGGCGCGACTACATTAGCTTTTATATTGCCTTTAATTTTGTTCATAACCAAAGCACTCATCGGTTGTTTTTCAAGCTCACCGATTATAAGTATGCTCCTGTTGTTTGTAACGGCATATTCTAATACTGTTTGTATTTTTCTTACCGTTGTTATAGGTGATGAAACTAGTAGCACTAAAGGTTTTTCTAGTGTTACGTTTTGCTTTGTAACATCTGTAACAAAGTTAGGGTTAGCAAACCCTTGGTTGATCTGAGAACCAGATACAACCTCAACACTTGTTTCATCAGCGCCGTCTGAGTTCATAAAAACTGTACCGTTTTTACCTACTTTTTTAAACGCTTCACCGATAATAGATCCTAGCTCTTTGTCGTTGTTAGACGATATTGTAGCTACTTGATCAATCATATCTCCTTCGACTGGTATAGATACTTTTTCTAAGTACTCTATAGTTTTGTCGTATGATTTGTTTATATCGTTTTTAATGTCTCTTAGAGAGCTTTCATAGCCTTTGGCTTGTTCTAGTATTGAGTGAGCTAAAACTGTAGCTGTGGTTGTACCATCGCCAGCCTCGCTAACTGTTTTTCTAGCAGCTTCTTTTATCAAAGTTGCACCTATGTTTTCAACCGGATCGTGCAAGTTTACTGAGTTAGCAACAGTTACACCATCTTTAGTTATCATAGGTCTTCCCATGAAGTCTTCTAATATTACACATTTACCGCTAGCTCCTAGTGTAGAGCTAACGGCTTGTGTCAATTTAGTAATACCAGCAAAGACTTTATCTTGAGCATCGCTGCCAAAGTTTAAGTGCTTCACTATTTCTTGTGAGTTTTGCATTATATTAAATTAGATTAAATTGAAATTACTACTTAAATGTTTTAACTACTTTTGGGCCTTTTAAAAAGTCGAGCTTTTTTGCGTAATGCTCAACTGAGCTGTCAATTGCTTGCTCAGCGCCTTCAATAGTTTCTCGACGAGTAACGTCGATCCAAGTCTCTTTATTAGGGTCTTGGTACTCGGTTTGATAAAATCCATTAGGCAACTGTACTATACGCCAACTGGCTTTATTAGATACATGTTCCCATAATTGTTTGGTTTCATCGGATATTTGTGGTTGACTACTCCACGATTGAGTCTGGTAAAAAAACGTCATTGGTTTTGGTTTTAATTATTATTATTTGGTTTGCACTTCCCCGTGCCGGGTTTATTTTTTGGCTTTATGCTTTTTTCTTATAGCTTCTTTACCTCTTTTAGCTATTGCAGCTTGTTGAGGTTTGCCAGCAACTTTAGCTCGCTGTTCTAATACTGTTAATATTTGTATTTTTCTAGCAAATGGTTTTCTAATTCTTTTTACTTTAGCTACTGTAGCTCTAGCGTCTGCGGGTGTTTTAAACTTGATACTTACTGTATCTTTTGGGTTTTCATCAGTATATAAACGTCTACTGCTACCTTTTGGTTTTTTACCAGTACCTTTTTTAGGCTCTGGCTTCTTTTTTCTAGGCATTACTTTTTATGTAGTTTCTGTATTGCAAAATTAAAAGACTGGCTAGCTCCTTTATGTTTTACGAAACCTCCTTTTGGATCTTTCATTAACTTAGGCATACCTTTGCCTGACTTCATCCAGTGATATCCTTTTGGTGCTTTTACTTTCATATTACTTTTTTTTATGCATGTTAATAAACCAGTTAGCTAGCTGCTTATCTCTAGGCGTTGCTGTTTTTCTAGCTTTAAGCTTCTTTGCTTTAGCTATAGTTACATCTCCGCCATATAACTTACTAATTCTAGCTTTTAAAACACCTCTATATGTTTTACCTGGCTTTTTCATTTTTTCTTTTTACTACCTAGTCTTTTTGTTACTATGTTTCTAGTAGTAACCATTTTCTTAGCATAGCTAGGTCTTTTCTTTCTATTAAATACTATTTGCTG